TATCGCGAGTTTCGCAAAGCGAAGCGAGGGGGCGGTGGACAAGAAGCGCCTCGCGCAAATCCTCGGAATGCTCGGCTCGGCGCATGACGGGGAAATCGTCAACGCCGCGCGCGTGGCGACCCGCCTTATCCGAGAGGCGGACGTCACCTGGGAGCAACTTCTTAGCGGCGTTGGACACTCCGACGAATTTGTCCAGCGAGTCGCGAGCGAATCCTACCAAGCGGGCCTTGCAGATGGGCGCGCCGCCGCCGCGCCCAAGCCGAAACGCAAAACCTTCAGCGGCTATGCGAGCCTTTTGCTCAAGGAACACCCCGACGCGCTCACAGACTGGGAGACCTCCTTTTGCCTCTCTTGGACGCAGAAGCGTTGCTCCCCCTCTGAAAAGCAATTCGCGGTCTTCGTCCGGCTTGCCGAGAAAACCGGCCAGCCAATCCCAACGTCGCTCTTGGAGGGTATGCACGATATCGGCTCTTAACCTGGGAGGCGTCAATTGAAGTCCGAGGCCGAGGCCCTCAAGCAGCTTGAGCCCATCGCCCGCGATATGAGCAGCGAGGCGGTTGAGCTGGCGCACAAGATCATGCCGATTCTCGCTGGCCGGGAGCCGATGGTGCAGAGCGCGGCGCTCGCCGATCTGGTCTCCATGCACTTGGCCGGGATGTTCGCGTCGAACCACAAGGGAAAGGTCGACGCGCGCGAGACGCGCAGGATGCGCGAGGGGATGTTCCAGCTCTTCTGCAAGGCGGTCTGGTCACTGGTTCCGGTCAACGAGGAGAGGACCCGAGCGATGCTCGAAGAGAAGAGGCGAAATGGCGAACTTAAGGGTTGAGTGGCAGGATGGCGGGCGCACGGCGCAGCACCCGCCCGACCCCGCCTATCCTGACGGCAAGCCGATCGATGTTTCGAACGGCGCGGTGGCGACCTGTTCGATCGAGCTGCCCTATCCGGCGCCGCGCTGCGGAGTCTGGGCGGTCGTCTGCCCGGATTGCGGACTCAGCATCGGCTTCACCGCCGCCGGTCGGATCGATGACCCGCGCCGGGTGACGGTGGCTTGCAAGCTCGGCGCGACCGGCGACTTCCCGCACGGCAAGCTCAGCAACGATGATGAAGGTGGAATCAATGTCGCGCTCAGCGGCCATCTGGCGCCCGATGGCACGCCTATGGTGCGGCTCAATTTCGGCCAGCCGGTCGCATGGCTTTCCCTCCCACGCGATCAGGCGATCCAGTTTGCGATGGCCATCTTGAAGCACGCCGGGTTGCGAGGGATGATCGTGATCGGCGAAGGAGGCGACGATGCCGAAGATTCTCGAAGACGCGGTCAAGGCGATCAAGAAGTCTAGCCCCGACGTGAATCCGTGGGCTGTCGGAACGGCGACTCTGCAAAAGGCGGGTGAGCTGAAAAAGGGGAGCAACAAGCCGACTAAGCTTGGCGTGAAGCGCGGCAAGATGTCGCGCAAGGAGCGTCACGCGAAGCCGCTGGCGATCGGCGGCGCGGCGAAAGCTCCTTCGCTCGGGAGGGCAGGCCGTGGCTAACGATCCATCGATCTCGCCCAACGACGAAGGCTTGGACGGCATTGACCGGCGACGTCCGGTCGCTTCTGCCGCCCCGGTGGACGAAGGGCTCGTCTCCTGGGCGCGAATGCTCCAAGGCCACCTCGCGATGCAATCCGGCGTCGAGATGATCGGAAGCGCTGGTTCTTCAGTGAGTTTCCGCTTCCGGGGCCAAGAGTTTTCGGTTCACGTCCACCGCACGGCTTGACGACTCCCCCTCTTGCTGCGCGAAATCCGGCCGCGCCCAGAGGGCGGGATGCCTTAATGCGCCCTCGACTAAAGAGGGATGAATCATGGCCACAGATAAATCGACGCACGGATCAGGCTCTCGCCCGACCCATGCCGAGCCCAGCCTAACCCCGCAGCCGAGACCTTCCGAAAGACCGCCCGAGCGCAATCGGGCGGACGAAGAGCACATCCGGCCGGATGAAGAGCGCACGATCAAGCAAGCCGAACAGCGACCCACGCCCACCGACCGTCATCCGACGCAGCCCGCGCCGGTCCAGCCCGGGGTCCATCAGCCGGATCAGCAGCCGCAGCGGCCGGAGGAGGAAAGGGAAAAGCCCGAAGAGAGGGTGCTCGACCACGCCGAGGCCATGCAGCTCTTCCATGCGGGCCACAGGCTCAAACGGAAGGGCGACCCGGACGACAAGTGGATCGGGGCCGCGCGCATCCACGGGACCATGTGCGTCTGCAGGCCGCTCGACGAATCGGCCGAAAAAGAGCTTGAGCACGACCTCGTTCTCGTCAACGACTGAGGTCTCCGATGGCCGGACTGGGGGGACTCAGTGCGATCAGGCTCCCGTCATCGCCGATCGACGGCGAGCTTGACGACGATGACCTCTCGCCTCGCTACGCGCCGCTCGACGTCGATCTGTCGAGCGACGACGGCGATATCGATTACGACAAAGCGACCAAGATCGAGACCGAAGACGGTGGCGTCATCGTCTATGTCGGCCCGAGGCGCATCCCGAAAGAGGACATCGAGTTCGGCGACAATCTCGCCGATGTGCTCCCGGAAACGCAGCTCAACGGAATCGCCGACGAGCTGCTTCGCCTGATCGACGCCGACAACGAATCGCGCCGCGAATGGCTCGACACGCGCGCTCGCGGCATGGAGCTGATGGGCCTGCGCATCGAGGCGATGCGGTCGAACGGCTCAGACGGTTCCGCCCCGCTCGAAGGCCAGTCGCAGATTCGCGCGACGCTACTGGCGGAAGCGGTGATCCGATTCGGAGCCAACGCCTTCGCCGAGCTGTGCCCCACCGACGGGCCAGCCAAGGTTACCGAAGACACGTCGGGCTCGACTGAAGACCTCGACACGCTTGCCAGTGCGCTGGAGCACGATCTCAATCACTATCTGACCGTCACCGACAAGCCTTGGGTGCCCGACACGGACCAGATGCTCCTCCGCGTAGGTCTCGACGGGTGCGTCTTCAAGAAAATTTGCCACGATCCGATTCTCCGCCGCCCGATTTCGAGAGCCGTCTACGGCGACGACCTCATCGTCAACAATTCGGCGACCTCGATCTATGACGCGGGCCGCGTCACGCACCGCGTGTTCATGCGCCCGTCGATGGTCCGCCGCATGCAGCTCTGCGGAGCCTACCGCGACGTCGACCTGTCCGAGCCCGGTTATATCGAGAAGTCGCCGACCGAGATGCAGGCCGAGCAGATCTCCGGCATCCGCCGCTTCGACAGCTGGGAGCAGGACGACCGCGATCACGAGTTTTTCGAGACCTATTGCGAGCTGGATATCGATGGCTTCGAGCACGAGACCGATGGCGAGCCGGACGGCTTGGCGGTCCCGTACAAGGCCGTCATCCACAAAGAGAGCAGAACAATCGTCGAGTTACGAAGAAACTACGACGAAGACGATGAAATGTGTCTGCCAAAGACCTACTTCGTCCAGTTCCCGTTCATCCGTGGGTTCGGATTTTATAGTATTGGTCTAAGTCATCTACTAGGAAATATTACGAACGGCATCACAGCTGCTTGGCGAGAGATCGTCGATGCTGGTATGTTCGCCAATTTTCCTGGGTTATTAGTTGCCAAGGGAGCGGCTAGACAGAACAATAACATATTCCGTATCCCGCCGGGAGGGGCGGCCGAAGTCGAGACCGGCGGATTGCCAATTCAGCAAGTCGCGATGGGCATGCCCTACAAGAGCCCCGACGCGGTCTGGGTGGGCTTCGTTCAGCAGCTCAACACCGAGGGCAAGAGCCTCGGCGGCACCGCCGAGATCATGGTTGGCGAGGGCCGCCAAGACGCGCCGGTCGGCACAACGTTGGCGCTCATCGAGCAGGCGATCAAACCGCTGCTCGCGACTCACAAGCGCCTGTGCGCCGCGCAGTCCGACGAGCTTCAGCTCCTGTGCGAGCGCTTCCGTGAGGACCCCGAGGCCTTCTACCGCTCGCTCAAGCGCGGCGCCTACGACTGGGACGCCGAAGTCCTTCTTCAGGCGCTGAATGAGAACGAAATTGTTGCCAAGGCAGACCCGAATACGGCCTCGCATTTGCAGCGCATGCTGCGCAATGCGGCGCTCTATCAGATGGCCAAGGACGAGCCGGGGGCTTTCAACGTCCTGGCGATCCGCCGGATGTGCATTCGCGGCATCGGCTTCTCGAATCCGGATCAGTATCTGAATCCGGCGCCCTCCGGTCCCCCGCCGGACCCGAAAGCCCAGGCGGCGATGCTCGGCGCCCAGGCCGACATGCTCGATGCGCAGACGAGGTCCGGTCAGCTCCAGCTTGATACGCGCAACGCGCCCATGGAGGCGCAGTCGAAACAGGTCGAGGCCCAGACGAAGATCCAGACCTCGCAGATGGCGCTGCAAAAGCAGCAGCTCGCGACCAAGACGGCGGGCTTCCAGGCGCAGAACGAGGCTCGCAAGCCGCAAATGGAGCAAGCGAAGCAGCAGCACGAGGCGACGCAGAATCAGCTCGACCGCGCGCACGACACGGCGTCACAGATGCGCGACCAAGCGCACGAGATGAACCTCGAAAGAGGCGGCTGGGCGCACGAAGACATGCAGCACATGGCCGATCGGCAGCACGAGGCCCGGATGGGTCAGCAGGATCAGGTGCACGACCGCGTCATGGGCGCGCAGAAGGCGCAGACCGACATGGTCATGGGCGCTCAAGACCGCCAGCACGAGGCCGTAATGGGTCAGCGCGAGCAACAGATGGAATCGCAGCGTGAGGAGCGCGGTCAACAGCTCGAATCGCAGCGCGAAGCGCGCAGCCAGCAGCACGAATCGATGATGGACGAGCGCGGCCGACAGCACGAAACGGCGATGACGGACCGCACGCAACAGCACGAGCGCACGATGGGCCAGCAAGACCACCGCGCGCGCCTGCAAGAGGTGAAAGCGAAGCCGCGACCGCGTCCGACCAGCTCTCGGCAGCAGAGAGCGAGCGGCGGCTCGGTCCAGAGCCACATCGAGACGCCCTACGGGCATGCGCGGCGCGCGCCGGACGGCGAGTTCTACGTCCAACATCCAAGGACAGGCCAGTACTTCAGGATCCGGAGGCGCAGCTCATGATCAACCAGCCGCTTAATCCGAACGAGGCCGCCACCCTGTTCTATGCGGGCGACGCCATGGCGTTCACCTCGGAGCCGCAGGACCCCCTCGTTTATGGCCGATGGATGAGTCGGCCGTGCATGTGTGTGTCGCTCCCATTCAAAGACCAGCCGAGCGCGGCGACGTACTTCACGACCCACCCGGTCATCCTCGCCAACTCCTATACCCCGCCGCCACCCGGCCAAGCGGCGGGGGCCAAACTGAAAGTCTCAGGCGCCGGATGGACTGTG